ATTGCCCACCACCCGCTTGAGAGAAGTCAGAAGCACCATAACCAAGCCCCCACCCCAAGCCCCAACCAAAAGTCCCTAATTGATGCTTCTCACCCTTTGCTTATTGCTACTTTGGTAGGCGACACTCTCACTGTAGATATGGATGATGTATTTCAAGCAAGCACATTCTCTACAACAAGTAATCTTGCAATCACCAAAGTTAAAAAAATTGGTCAATTGGTTGCTGCTGTACTTGGTGCTATCAATCAAGATGCAAATACAATTACACAAATTGTAACTCCTGCACTTGGTTGGGATAGTTTAACAAACCCTCTTGATGCCTCTCCCGGTAGACTGCTTGAGACAGATGAAGAGCTTCGTCTACGCTTTCGTAATACTAAACTAGAACGTAGTTCCAACATCCTTGATAGTCTCTATTCTGCACTATTAAACGTAGATGGTGTACAAGAGTTGGCAATCTATGAGAATGATACAGATATTATAGATGCTAATGGTGTTCTACCTCATAGTTTCTTCCCTGTAGTTCTAGGTGGCTCTAGTCAGATCATTGCTGAGACTATCTGGCAGAACAAGCCGATGGGTATTAAGAGTCAAGGTAATACGATCATTCCTATTACAGATACTCAAGGGTTTTTGCATAATATTGGATTTGAAAGACCTACTCCGGTTGTTGTATATGTAAGTATGGTACTGAGTCTTAATCCTGAAGCTCCAATTCAGTTCCCTAGTGATGGTGCAGATCAGATTAGAGCTGCTATTCAGACATATGCTTCTGAGAACTTTGGCGTTGGTAAGGATGTAATCTACAGTCGTCTGTTCACCCCTATCAACAGTATTCCGGGCCACCAGATTGACAGCTTGTTTATTGGGACTTCCCCTGCTCCAGTGGGTATGTCTAATATCTCTGTAGACTTTGATAAGATTTCCTCTTTCTCTTCTGTCAATATTTCTATTGTAGTCTCTTAAGGAGGTAGTATGATAACTTTTTTTACAGAAGTTGACTACCTTGAGGAAGCTCGGGACAGGGTAACAGAGCAGTTTAAAGATAAGACAGTTTTTGATAAGTACCTACAACTGCTAATTGACCAGCAAGACAGTATTCAGCAAGTATTTAAAGACCTCATTCAGAAGCGTAGCATTGATGAGGCCACTGGTGCAACTCTTGATATCATTGGGGAGATTGTAGGTCAACCACGAGAACTTATCTCTGCTGACCTTTTTAACTTCTTTGGTTTTCAAGGGGCACTTAAAGCAGACACCTTTGGTGACTTCGGTCTTCCTCAGATTGGCTCTAAGTTTCTAGATTATGGCTCTCCTACTGGCGGTAATGTACTACTTGATGATGAGACTTACCGTCTGTTTATCAAAGCTAAGATTCTAAAGAATAGAACAGCTTCTACACCAGAAGAGTTTCTTGCCTTTGTAAACTTTATCTTTGGGACAACTACTACAGCTATTATTGAAGGACAAGCTGAGTACACTGTGTTGTTCGGTAGAGAGCTTTCTGTGTTTGAACAGGTACTGCTTGATTATGTTTCCACAAGTCAAGGTTATCCATCTCGCCTTATCCCTAAAACTGTTGGTGTAAAGATCAACTTTGGTTGGTTCCTTGCTGAGAATTACTTTGGTTTCCAAGGTGCAACTGGTGCTAAAGGTTTTGGTGAGTTTACAGGAACCTTTGGTTGGGGTTTAGGTTGGGGTCTTGGTTATGGGGCTTCTGACTTCTCTCAAGCCGGTGGTGGTCAATTCGCAACACTTCTTTAGGAGAGATTATGTCAGTTAAGAATAAACTCCTAGCTCTAGGCTTATCCTCTGCTCTTGCAACAACAGGGATGTTTGTTGCTAAACATGAAGGGTTAGTGCTGGGAACCTATATCGACCCAGTTGGTATTCTAACTTCATGTTATGGGCATACGGGTAAAGAGCTAAAACTTAATCAGAAGTTTACAGAAGCTCAATGCCTTGACCAACTAGCTGAAGACTTATCAAAGCATGACAAGGAGATGATCAAGTATATTAAAGTACCTGTGTCTGATCAAGAGCATGCTGCATACCTCTCCTTTTCATACAATGTTGGGGTTGGTAACTTCAAGTCTTCAACATTACTGAAGCTCTTAAACAAAGAAAAAAGAGTGGAGGCTTGCAACCAACTAACAAACTGGGTTTTTGCTAAAGGTAAAAAACTCAAAGGTCTTGTTAACAGACGTGAAGAAGAAAAGAGTCTTTGCTTGTCCGGGCTAACCAAACAAACTAATTTCTAAGGATTAAAATACATGGCTGAAATTCTAAAACCATCCAACCTGAGTCTTACATGGGCTTCAGGTGGTGACGTTCTAAACCCCGGCGATACTAAGTATGCAACTGGTTGGCAAGTTGAGATTCCTCCTCGTCAATGGTTCAACTACCTAGACAATCGACAAGATTCTGCTATTGCACACATCAACCAACATGGTGTGGCTGTTTGGGACAATACTACAGAATACCAAGAAGATAAGAGTTATGTTCAAGGAGTAATCAATGGTACAGTCTACCGTTGTGTTCAAACTCATACTAACCAGAACCCTGAAACTGATGTAACTAACACTTACTGGATTGTGGCATTCGCTTCTGCTGGGGACTTTTATACCAAAGCTGAAGCAGATGGCACCTTTCTTGCAAAAGCATCTAACGGTTCTGACATCCCTAATGCTGTTACATTTCGCACAAATCTGAGTGTTTATTCTAAAGCTGAGACTTATACTAAGACTGAAGTGGATAATAAAACCACTGTCGCATCAACACTTCAGTCACAACAGTGGACAAGTAATAGCACACTGCTAACACCGCTCAGATTAGATGAAGCTTTTGAGGGTAATAATCAAATCCTTGGTGCAACAGGATTTCAAAAGCTTCCCGGAGGCAAGATTGATCAATGGAAAACTGGCGTTGGTGTAACCTCCCAAGTGATTCAGGTAATTACTTTTCCCACTCCCTTCCCAAATGCCTGCTTTAAAGTTATGGTGACCCCTCGACTGACCAATTTTGAAGATGCACAAAATGCGTGGTTTGTTGTAAGGTCATTTGATGCTACATCAGTGACAGTTCAAGCGCAATCATTTGTAAGCAGCTGGACCGAACCTCTACTTCCCGATATTTATGCAATAGGATATTAAGTATGGCACAACAACTATCTCCTTGGCTGGAAGGAGCCTATGGATGGAACTTTGGAGAGGGTGGTTGGAATACAGGGATGGATCAAAACCTGTTAAAATTCTCTTTCATGTTCGACCGTAACATAGATGGCATTGTAAACTCGTTACCAGCCGCTGTGTCTGGACAAGCATATTACCTTACTACAGATAGCCGACTGTATTTTGCTGTAGGAAATACATATTTTTCGACACCTGTACCGAAATGGTTTATACTGGCACTCCGCACGACAGGTCAAAGTTTTCAATTTAACGGTTCGACACTTGTTCAAGTGGATACTCCAGCTCAAATTGACAGCCGTATAGATGCGGTTGAATTGACAGTTTCATCACTGGGGACAGCTGCATTTCGTCCAGAGGGGTTTTTTGCCAGTAATGCAAACTTAGATGTTGCATCCGCTGAAGCTTCTGCCTACACAGATGCGTTGAGAAGTGATCTTGCTGCACCAGATGGTGCCAAGTTGGTTGGTGGTCTGTCTTTTATCAGCCCTATTATGTTCGGCGCTGTTGGCGATGATGTTGCAGATGACACCGCAGCATTAAACTCCATGTACGTTGAGGCAGTGGCTACCGGAGCGGCAATTGTCGACTTCACAGGTAATACATACCGCTACACCTCTAATATTGTGGTAAACGGTAGTGTTAGCATTTTCGGCAATTGCACCTTCCATGGGGTCAATGCTTTCACAATTTTCCAAGGTTCTATGTCGCTCGTCGGCAATATCTCGGCAGTTGCTGCACTTGGTGACGATCAGTTCACTGCCAGCTCCGTAACCGGCTTGGCGCGCAACGACTTGCTGATTCTGCAAAACACGGTCGCGTCCAGTTTCTCCCCGCATCGTCCTGAGTATTATGACGGCGAGTTTATCCGCGTTGCGAGTGTCGCCGGGTCTGTTGTTAATACACAGAGCAACCTTGTCACCGCGTACACTGGTGCCGTAACCGACAAGATTTATAAGCTGACGCCGATCACCGTAGTTATCGAGGGTGTTTCCTTTACAGGCGGCAACGTCTACACCCTGCGCGTCAAGTATGCAGACGGCGGGCGCATTGCCTGTAAGAGCATTCGTAACACACTTGGCACCTCGGCTGCTGGTTCTGCCTTGGCTATTGATAAGAGTTATAACGTGCTGATTGAAGGTGGTCAGTTTGATCTACCATTCTTCTCGGGGATGGGCCTCGGCTACGGCATTAACGTAATCAACTCAGAGCGTGTAAAGATTACAGGTATTGATGCCTTCGGTGGCCGTCACGCTGTTACAACTGGCGGTGACGCAGAGCCGGGTGCTGTTCCGTGCCGTTTCATCGGCATTGAGGATTCTGTACTTCGTAATGACCCCGCTTCTGGGGTTTACTGTGCCGACTTCCACGGTAATACAGCTGATTCTGTGTACCGTAATTGCGAGATTTACGGTCGTATCGGATTGGCTGGTGAGAACCCATCTGCCATAGATTGTAGAATCTGGTCTGAACCGAGCACCGTTCAATCACCTCTTGGTTATCATGAGTTGGTTGGTGGTGATTTGCAATTTATCAATTGTACGGTTTTCCTTGGGGCAGGCTCTACCCCTACTTCTATTGTATCAAACCTCAGCTCCTCATTGACTGCAAATATTAGCAAACCTTATAAGGTGATTGTTCGGGGGTTAGTTGTACCCTTAAATGCTTCTGTTACTACTGTCATTAATGCTTATGATAACTCGGGGCAGGCTAGTTCGTGGTTCCTTGATGATTTTGAGTTGAGTGGTGTTACTTCTGGATTGACTAGCTTCCTGAGCTACACCAAGGCTGGTGCAGGCATTGAGCCGCTTGTCGTAGAGACTACACATCCACGTCAAGCTGTTGCTGCTTCTTTTGTTCCTATTGCTAGAAGCGGAGCAACACTTGCAGCAACTCGGATTCGCCTCTACCAGCAAAAAGGATCAAGCGCGAATGGTAAATTCCGCAAGCTCGAAGATGGAACAATGATTTGCACCCATAAGCTGACCATAGCGGCTACAGCTATCGACACCGCGTTTCTCGGTGGTTTCCGCTCTGGTGGTGTAGTGTGGACTTTTGACGTACAGTTTGCTACAGAACCCGAGGTGACGGGTATTCCTACCAACGCTTCCGCCCTTGGGATCGTTGAATCTACAGCTAGCGTCAGCTCGTCCACTTTCTTTTTCACTGCTAACGCTTCGCAGACCGCTGCGACACGTGATGCAAGATTGACTGCAATAGGGTCATGGGGACTTGCGTAGGAACAGGTTATGAAGCTACTAAAAGACAAAAAGAAAATTCTTAAAAGCTACAGCTTTCTGTCAATGCTTGGTAACTTCCTAATAGCCCTGAGTATATCAGGGCTATCTGTTTTAGGGGTGCTATCTTCTGAAATTGCATTCCCTCTTCTAGCTCTGCTCGCAATCAGTTTTGGGTTGTTTGGGTTAGTAGGGAGATTTATTGACCAGTCCATTGAGGGTGATGTAGATGATTAAACCACTGTTACTTGCTCTATTTGTCTCTATTGCTCTAAATGGTTTGTTTGGTTATCTGTCCTACTCTTTCTACTCTGATAAAGCTGTAGCTGAAAGTCAGTTGGAAGTGGCTATTGTCTCTAACAAGTTTATGGCTCTGTCTCTTGAACGTAAAGACAAGGTTTGCACTTTACAAGACAAGATAGCTGCTGAGAATCAAACAGAACAGCAAGAGATTGTGGGGAAAACTGAGGCTGTTTTGAACGCTATTGATAAAATGGTAGTCGTACCTACGGTACTCCAGAAAACCTCAAATGAGGCTGAGAATGTCAACAAAACAAGCAATGTTGTCTCTCTTGATGGTGTGCTTCCTAGCACTCTCGTCAGCTTGCTCAACGAAAGTTGTAACAGAAGTAAAGGAAGTGAATGTACCCATCCCTGAAAGCTTATTGGTTGATCCCTGTGAGCCTAAAGGTGCTGGTTACACTGTACGCTCCTTAGCTTCAGGTTATGTT